TTCCTGTTTTTCTTTTGATAGTTTTTGTTTCTCACTCTCTAGTTCTGCAGGTCCTCGTTCGTTTTTACTATCTGTAGAGTTGTGCGTATGACCATCATTGTTTGTAGGTGCTTGATCTACACCAGTTTCCTCGTTAGTCTCAACTGTGCTACCTGTGTTAGGAGGTGTTGTGCCTTTCTCGCCATGATCACGAAAATTATAATTAGGACTTACTAACTGTGCAAATCCTTCTTCTTTACCACCTTTGACACCATAACTGCTTCTTGGATTCTCATCACCAATAGTTCCCATAACAATAGGAATTTGTGCAGATGCACCATCCATGAAAAATCCAACAACCCAAGAGTTGACTGATAACTGATGATTAGCACCAATACCAGATCTCTGTGCATATGTTGGGGGCATCAGGATCTGTGCCCATGGTAAGTCAGATGTTGGTAATTCTTTTCTATTAGGATTATGATAACCTACGATTCTAACTTTTACCTTGTTAGTCCAATCCCAATCAGTAAAATCAAATGACCCGTTGACTGCGTTCCAAAACCCGTAACCATCATTCTCTACCTGTCCAATCCACCAGTTGAACCCATCTTTTCCTATAAAATTAGCAAATGATTCATTGATCATGATTCTTCACCATCTGAGTCTGTGAATAAAGTCAATCTAGATGTCATCTTATCTTCACTAGATTTGAATGTTCTCTCCACCTTACCAATGACATATTTACCAGAGTTTGCAAAATCCTGCTCTCTATCACTCGTACCCTTGTAAATGTCTAGTTGAACCACCTCTCCTATTTCTAATGAGAAATCTGATACTAATTCTACTATGACTTTTTTACTGTAAAATAATTTTTCCCGTAACGATGATTGTGAAAGTTGTTTTGTGAATCCCTGTGTGTATGTGCCCTCTGTAAACAGTGCAGAGTCAGATATCTTTGACATAATCCTAGTATATGTTCTTTGATTGTCAAATCCTTTGTAAAACTCTGGAGTTTTCCTAGAGTTCATTACACTGACATCTCTGTAATATTTATTGATGCTAAATGGATATTCTTTGTATCTCATGTCCTTGAGATCTAATGTCATCACGTTACTAGAGTACGATCCATAATTTAAACCTTTGAATAAATCAACAGAGGATTCTATCGTAATCTTATCCAATGGTGTAATATTCTTATCTTCTTCATCCTCTAGTTCTTCTGGATCATGACCTACAACCATACGTGTGACTGGTTCCTTCTCAGCAAATGAGTCATACGACACAAAATTATATCCTGATCTTGTCTCGTAAAAAGCATACCCTGCTGATGCATTCCTACCGCTACCCTTCTTAGCTGGTATTGCCTTTGCTGCCAACCATCTAATCACAGTAAATGGATTCCAGTATGGTGATACGAAAGAAAAGTTATTGACACACTCCTCAAAGTTTGTCATTCTTTTATCTTGCACACCTATCAAATCTCCTAAGATTTCTTTCTTGACGATCCTATCTATCTTACTACCTTGACCTTTACCAAATCTACGTGATATTTTATTACCCGCATTGTTTAAGAAATCTATTTTACACATCATCAAAACTGCAGATGATTTACCACCTATGTTCCTTCTGTCCTGTATATCATATATGACAAACTCACCACCAATCTCCGTCTCAAACTTACTGTCTGCAATTTGTATAAACACGTTCTCCATACCTGTTAACTCAGATAGAAAACCTGTCTCACTATCAGTCACCTGTATTTCCATGAGCATGGTAGCAGATTGTATGTCCTCAGTATATCTGCAGAACAACACCTGATTAACACCAATGGGAGGAAAATCCATTATCTGAAAACGTATGATATTAAAGTTTGACTGTGTGTTAACTGACATTAGAATTGCGACGTTGTATTATATACATTAATAAATGGAGACTCAATTATATTAGGTCGAGCAAGTTCACTACCCTCTTGAGCTGGTTGAGCAGGCTCATCTGTTAAACCACCTATACCACCAGTTCCCTCTGCGACTGCGATTGCTTTCTCTGTCTTTGAATCCGCTGCCTCTCTGTTTTCCTGTATAGTTTTATCAGTTAGTTCTGTTAGATTAACTGTCTGTTCACCCTTTGGTGCAAATATATTTTTTACACCACCAAATACTTTCTTTCCAAGATTTAAACCCATGCCCATGGGTGTCATATTAAATGCTTTCTTACCTATGTTTGTGATATTATTAAATGCTTTGGTTTGAGTGAGTGATTTTAGACCTTTGACTCCTGCGGATGCTGCATTAAATGCCATACCCATCGGTGTCATGCCAAATAATTTTTTAGCAAGACCCTTACGTTTCTTGATAGGTTGCATAGCTCTACCAGAACCATCACCAAGACCTATACCATCAGCAGTTCCTGTGTATGGTGCTCTCTTCCCTGTAGTAGGGTCACCCATTTGTGGTGATAATAGTTTTTGTTGTGGACTGGATCCACTTATTTGTCCTGCACTGTCACCCGATCCACTATCACCTCCACCTTCTTCTTTCTTATTACCAAAGAATCCCATTGCCTTGTTGACAAGTGCACCTAGCAAACTGGGTCTCTCAAACTCCTCATCATCCTCATCGTTGTCCTCTTCATCATTAGCAACCTCAGCACTAGCAGCACCTAACTTAAATGCATTGGTTATCTTTGTCATATTTCTATTGAGGATCTTAGATGCTTCCTTACTTGGTGCAGGGATCTTCTCTAATAAATCAATCAACGCAACAGCAGCAGACTTAGCGGGCAATGCCAATGCCTCACTAAATGCTTTCTTCATCTTAGGATCGACCTCAAAATCTTTCTCTATTTTCTTATCTACGTTTTTCTTCTTGTCATTCTCACCAAGTCCTGCGTCTTCTAAACTCTCAGTTCCCTCTACTTCACCCGCTTCTTTTAATTGGTATTTCTCAGGGATAGGTTTACCCTGACCCTTAAGAAATTCTCTAATTCTCTCATTCTTATCATATATTGTGCTACCATCAGCTCTCTTACTAAACGCTGCCACTGAATCTGGTACAAGATCTTGTTGTGGTTGTGCTTTAGGTGCAACTTTCTCTTGACTAGGTGCTGTCTTTGCACCTTTACCAACAGTAGGTTTCTTTCCTATTGCTTTAGCAGTTGCAATCTTATCTCCTACAAAACCTTTTAAACCTTGACCAACATCTGTAAGTTTTTTCTTGGCAGCAGCACTAACATCACGCACCTTATTTTTTGCTGCATCACCTACATCACCTAACTTTTTACTTACCTTATCTTTTACTTTTGATCCAACTTTCTTTGCCTTGTCACCTACCTTTGGTGCTATCTCTTTTGCTTTGTCCTTTATCTTTCCTGCTATCTTCTTGGCACCATCTGCTAACTCACCAAGATCCACGCCCTCTTCTATCTCGACGTTCTCTAATGCTTCTACTTTATCTTCTAATAGATTGACTCTTTGTACTACACGACGTTGGGACTGCAGAGATCTCTGCATCATCTCATGTGATACGCCCTTATCCATGTTGTCAGAATCGCCTGGCAACTTCATGCTACTACCTCCATCACACCTTTACCCATAGGATCTATGACTGGATTCTGTCCTTTGAACCATGCACCTCTGTCTTTAGTGTCGCCCATTGGCATGGGAACTCTGACAATTTTTGTCTTACCACCAAGAGGAACAACAGTAGGAGAAGCAACACCCGTTGCACCAGTCTCGCCACCACCTTGTGTCACTGGTTCCTCGTTGAGTGTATCCTTTGCTCCTGATGATGATGGTGCTGATACTGCACCACCTGTACCAGATGCAGTCTTGACGTTACCTGATGAGTTTGTCTTTGTCTCAACGGGATCAACGTTAGGCAACCATTTATTTTTGCCAGGTTTTAACCACTTGTCATTCTCTTCACCATTTATAAAGTCAAAGTGGACTGGATCTTCTTCACCTTGCCATTGGAAACCATATTTCTTACCCTTCTCTCGCATCCATTCGCTTGCCTTACTACCAAACTGTATGTCAAGTGCCCAACCTTGTCCATGTGGTGAGTTGCCAGGTTGTGCAGGACTTATGGCGTTTGGATCTCCTGCCTGTGCTGCACTGACCAATGCTGCTTGCTGTTCGGGACTTCTGTATGATGATGTAACACTGTTAGGTAGATTGACACCATCTTTCGCTGCAGCGTTTACTGCCTTCTTCCATGCTTTCATGGTCGATGGGTTAAGTATGATAGGTTTACCAAGACTATCTACAGATGGATCTGGTGATGTCATTCCTGATGCCTGTTCCTCTGCCTTCTTCTGATCAGGTAACAGACCCATATCTTTAGCAGCAAGTGTAGCATCTAGACCTACAGATATAGCAGTTCCGACGCCAGGTATCGTACCCGCAATACCAGACGCTGCCTCAAGCAATGCACCTTTCATATCTCCTGCCATCAATCGTTGTCCTGCAAACAACAATCCTGCACCTAGTCCAACAAACGGTATCTTCTTAAGTAACCCTTTACCTAGTGCTTTACCACCAACTTTTGCTAATGCTTTTGCTCCTACCTTTGCACCAATTTTCTTTGCACCTTTCTTTAGTAGTGACTTTCCTGCCTTACTAGCACCCTTGAGTAATCCTTTTCCTTGCTTGGCAACTTTACTAAATCCTTTTCCTGCCTTCTTACCAATTATATTTAATTTTCTAAATGCTTTCCCTGCTCTTGTCTTCTTAAGAAACTTTCCTGCCTTCTTACCAAATTTACTCTTACGTATCTTACTAAAGGTATTCTTTATCTTACCTAAGTTAAGACCTTTACCACCACCGCCAGAGGATTTCTTATCTTCCTTTTTCTGACCATCTGCAGTCATCTTACCGCCAGTGGTTGACTTGGCACCTAGACCACCCCACCACTCTAGTTTTTGTTTTAATCCTATCTTGTTCGATACTTTTGTGCTATCTGATATACCAAATACTGCCTTCAATCTCTGTGCTTCATTCAGTACACTTCCCTTTGCGGGTGAAGCGGGTAGTGTTTGTAAGAAACCAATTGATGAACTTATGAGTAATGATGCACCCTCTCTGTATATTGATTCTATCGACTTACCATACTTTGACAGTGGGATAGTTGCTTCTGGTTCTTTCTCAGCAACCTTGGCATCCATCTCTCTCTTGACGATGCCACCTTTCTCAAGTGCTACCTTTACTTTCTTATCTACGTATGGTAAACTCTTACCCTTTGCAACTTCCTGTATTCTTTCTGTTGTTATTTCTTGTAGTGACTTCTCTTCATCTTCTTTCTTCTTTATTGGTTCCGTAGATCCATAAGATTGATTGACTTCTCTGATAGGAATTGGTGCAATAGCAGGAACCACAGCATCAGAACCCAACGTACCTTCTGCCACTCCTACAAAGAGTGACTTCATTGCGTTCTTTAGATAATTAGTGACTGCTGTACCTTTTTTGCTCATCTGCGATTTTCTTCAGCGATACGGTCTCTTTCCTTCTGTAGGTGAGATGCTAACATGTTCACATATACTTCCCGTTCCCACGGGATCATATTCTCAATATCTGTCAAGCTATATTTATGGTGTTGAACAAGAGAAAAATTAGTTTGATAAAAGACCATGATGCCCTCGTGGAAGAGGGCTATACGAAAAAATCAGATAAACCTTCTAACACAACCTCGTTAACAACCTTTGTCTTTGGATTCTTAACCTTTAACACATGTCTAAGTGTAGGCATAGTCTCAAAAAACTGTTGTATATCATCAAACTGAGAACTGGTCAATGACTCGACCCATCCTTTTGATTCCTCAAGAGTAAAATCACTGTAATCTTGCTCACCGACATATACTCGCTTGATGCACTTTGCAACTAACTCGTATGGATCTGGTTCCTCATTCATAAAGTTAACTTTAGCAAAGTATTCCAAGTCTGGATACTTCATCTCTACAGTTATATCATCATTTAATTTTATTATATTAGTATGTCCTTTAGGAAAATTAACTTTGACATCATTTACCAAGAACGACACATCAACAGTTGTTTCGCCATCATCTTCACACGTGACCTTGACCTCTAGTTGCTCACTAATAGATCTAGCACGTATCTGTAGAAACAAATACTCGATGTCAAACAATGCTAAGTCTGCCACATTGATCTTAGTGTGCAGACAACTTTGTATGGTTGATGTAATAGCGTCTAATATTTGTTCTTGATCGTCGTTTTCTAATGCTACTATCAGAACTTTTTGTTCCTTAACAAGAAAAGGTCTGTATTTTACCTTTTTCTTGGTAGAAGGCACCGTCAACGAATAAGTTGGCGTCGCAATATCAGGTAATGGCATAATTTATAAGTTCAGTATATTATATAGGGGGTCACTAAATGATTAAATGACTATATTCGTAGTAGAATCCTACGGTTACCTTAACAAGTTGTGCTGCTGCCATGGAGTATGGAATTGATGCAACTGTATATGGATATGCCTTTACTAGTCTAACGTTCCATGGGTTAGCATACGTATCTTTCTTTGGGTTACCGTTATTATCTTTCACACCTGCTATCTTGCCATCATATTTTTCTAGTTTGTTTATGAACATGTCACATGCATAGTCATCATAGTAATTAAATGCAGATGATCTCTTATATTCTTTGTCATCATAGAAATTCTCAGGTGCAGATGCAACAGTGTTTGATGTAAAGTCTTGCCATGCTCTAAAAAATCTGAGTGGCATTGATGTCCCATCTAGAAAGAAACTTACGTCTAACTCATTGTATACTTTGGCAGTTGCCATCTTTTGTGTGATGCCTTTATGAACTGACTTTATATCAAATGCTGAGTATGTCACGCCTGGCAACTGTATTTCATTACATAGCAACTGTAGATTCATCTCTCCAACGTTGTCAACCATTTCCAAAAACTCTTGATCTACGTTATCACTGAAAAATTTTATTAACTTATCGCTTGGTTGTATTGAGAATTGATATAAATTGGACGCAGAGACACCACCTGAGTTGCCCACGGCTCTCATAAAATTCTCTAGTCCTCTTGCCTGTGCCATAAATACCGTTATGGTTTGATATATGTATTTATAGTGACTTACAAGGGAAAGTATCGAGTTATCAATTATAGGAAGTATAAAGGTGACCCTACTGGTGTTGTATACCGTTCCTTGTGGGAAAGAAAGTTTATGAAATGGTGTGATCACAACCCAAATATATTGGAGTGGTGGTCAGAAGAACTTGCTATACCATATAAAGATCCAGTTACAAAGAAGTGGCGTCGTTACTTTCCAGATTTCTGGATGAGAGTAAAAGAAAAGGATGGAAAGATAAAAGCATATCTTATTGAGGTAAAACCTAAAAGGGAGGTCGAAGGTCCTAAACCTCAAAAGAGAAAAACAAAAACATATATTAGGGAGGTCATGACCTATGCCACCAACACAGCAAAATGGGATGCAGCAAACGAATACTGCAGAGACAGACTCTGGGAGTTCAAACTCGTCACCGAAAAAGAACTCAAGGTTTGACGAACTAATAGAAAAATTAAAGGGTAACAAGATATCTAACTCAAACCTGAGAGAAGAGGTGTTCAATATATTATTAGATGATGCAACGGAGACTCCAGAACCTGACAAATTTTATACATTTGAGTATGATCCTAAGTTTAGAGACCAGTTAAAAAGATGGGATGAGTATCCACTCGTATATGCCATGGAATATAAGAAGGAAAACTTACTCGGTGCTAACGTACATTATATACGTGGTACAAACTCACGATTAAAGGCACTAAATAATAAAAGGTTTCCTAAATCTACTCTACGTTACTACATACCTAAAAGAGCAGATCGCATCTTTTTTGAGATAAAGGAAGAAGAAGTGCAACTACTAAGCACATTACCACTAGAAAAATTTCATCGTAACAGATAATGTCTGATCCAACTGAACAAACCGTAATTGAATACCCTAGCAATCTCTCTGGTATACCTTTTGCCTCTTTCTTACAGATAGAGAAGTATAGTTATGACGAAGCACAAAAGAAAGTTGCTCAGTCACAGAATGATGCTCTTGCATCTTTAGAGAATAGTGCGATAGGTGGACTGGTAGATGGTGCAGTAAATACTGTTGCGAATACGTATGGTGCAGGAGAGGAGAATCTTGGCAATCAATCATTTAAGTCAGCAAAGAAAAACTTTTTTGGTCAAAGAAGAAACATAGAACTATCTGAAGAGAATGCTAATGAGTTAGTAATTGTTAACGGTAAGGAAGTGACTATAGGATCATTACTAAAAGAAAAACAAGCAAAGATCAATAGGAAAAATAAGGGTCTAATGTCATCAAAGTGCATGTTACCTCTACCTAATGAGTTTCAGTATAAGTATGGTGCAGATTGGAATAACGAATTTAAACTAGGAACATTGGCGTTGGCAGCAGACGATGCAGGAAGATTTGGGGCAATCGTTGGTGCGGGTGGTATCATCGGAGGAAGTGCTCAAGCATTAGTCAACAGTCTTACTGGAAAAGATGATAATGCAAATAATAAAAACAAGAGAAATAATAACGTAGAAAAAATTATTGACGGTGCTGTCGGTGGTATGAAGAAAGCTGCCGATCCATTTAAGATGAACAGTGAGTTAAATCCAAAGAACGTTGCAGGATTAGCAGGACTAGCACCTAATGAAAACTCGATACAGTTCTTCCAGAGAATGCAGGGTAGACAATTTACTTTTAGGTTTGAGTTAGCAGCAAGAAATAAGCAAGAGAGTAATAAGATAATAACAATCATAGAATGGTTCAAACGTGGCATGCACCCTGACTCAAAATCAGGCAGAGGTAGTGCAGTCATGCTTACATTCCCAGATGTATTCATACTAACTCCAAAATTTGTGCAGTGTGATGATAAAGGTAAACCAGTAGGAGATCCGATACAACATCCTATGATGCCAAAGACAAAACTATGTGCGTTGACAGGGTTGTCAATAAACACCACACCATTTGGTCAATTACAGACAGTGTTTGATGGAACTATTCCTGTGGTAACTATGGAGTTGATGTTTATGGAGACAACAAAACTTACACGTGTGGACATGGAAGGTGCATCATTCTCTTCCAAGAAGAAGACTGGAATACTACCAACTCTTTCTAAAGGTAGTTTTACAAAAGATGCAAGTTTAGACAATACAGGAGACGTTTCATTCTAATGTTAGACAAATTACCAGATCTATTTTACAATTTCTCAACGTCACCACTTGATCCAGATTTTCTATCTGTCAAAAACATTTGGCGACGTGCACAGATATTGACAGAGTTTAAGGCACAAGTAACTATCTTTAAAGAACATGTTGTTGACGATGGTGAAAAACCAGAGGATATTGCAGTTGAGTTCTATAGAAATCCATTCTACAATTGGACTGTATTAATTGCAAACGACATAACAGATTACTATACACAATGGCCTAGATCTGTTACACAATTACAGGATTTTATAGATCAAAAATATGACAATCCACAAGCAACAAAACACCATGTAACCACAGAGGTTAAGGATGACAATAACAATATAATTGTTCCTGCAGGAAAAGTTGTACCATCTAATTTCCAAGTAGCATACTTCAATGGATCTACAACTGTTACTGCTAATCCAGTTGTGTCAGTAACTAATGCAGCGTTTGAGTTTGCAGAGAATGCTAAGAAACAAGAGATACAAATTATAAAACCACAATTGATTGAAGATTTTGTTGCAACATATAATCAAATATTAAACAAAGGAAAGATAACCCAAGTGGGTGCATCAGCGTCAGATATAAGCATGGCATAAAAAAAGCACCCCGAAGGGTGCTTGATCCATCTCGAACAAAATTATTTAGTCATCTTGTGCGAGTTGAGCGAAGTATGATAGTGTATCATCTTCAGTGCTCGTTTCAACAGATGAAGGTGTTCCTATTCCAACAGGACTTGGTGTTGATTCAACCTCTTCATATGCTGTTTCAGCATCGACTGGTTTGTTATAGTTACCTTTCAATGTAGACTCAAGACGTTGCTTAAGTTCATCGTAAGACTTGAACTGATCATCAGCAGTAAATGCTGCTAGACTATGCTCCTCTTTCCAGATTGCTTCCAACTCCTTGTCGTTGAAATCACCTAATGTAGATGTCTCAGCAAACTCGGACTTGTCGTAGTTCCAAAATCCTGCAACTCTTGTAATCTTGAGTTTGAAGTCAGCACCCTTCCAGAAATCGAATGGGTTTACTGGTGTCTCATCCTCAAATGCGGGTTGCATTGATTCCATAATCTTGTCAAAGATCTTCTTACCAAATCTGTATAAGAATACCTTACCTTCGTTAGAAGGATTCGCACTATCTTTCACAACGTAGATGTTGCTGTAATAGTTTAACTTACGCTTTTGCTTACGTGCCTGATCTCTTTGTGGAGATCCCTCTGCTCCTGCGTTCCATAGTTCTCTGTTGAGATCGGATACAGGGTCTTTCTTGCCTAAAGTTGTTAAGGAGTTCTCAATATACCAACCACCAGGTCCTTGGAAGGCATGACTCCATACTTGTGCCCATGGTAGGTCTTCACCATCGGGTGCAGGGAGAAATCTGATTACAGCGTAACCATTTCCTGCTTTGTCCACCTCTGGTTTCCAGAGACGCTCATCAGGACCTGCTTTGGTCTCTGACTTGTTGAGATTTTCTGCTTTAGAAAGTAAGTCTTGAAAGTTAGACTTCTTAAGTGAAGCAAATGACATACTCGTATTCCTCGTATTTTTGTATTGTGTGTATTACTGCGTTAGCAGTGTACTATTTATTATAGCAGAAAAGGAACTCTTTGACAAGTTCCTCTGCTTTATCCTCACCAAATATACCCTTCAAATACCCTCCAACAGGGTCTAAACGTGTCATATACGCATCAAAGTCAGCAAACACTGATGTATCTGTACCATCAGGTTTCGCTTTCTCTAGCATGTTCATATAGACTGTCAAATATTCTGTAAACATATCAAGGTATTGATCTACCTCGTCCATTTTACATTTACGCACGAAAATATTCTCTGAGAAATGATTACCTTTCTCAAAGAATCTGTAGTCCTCTGTAGGTTTTGGTAGACCCGCAACCTCAAATTTAAAGTGTTCTGTAGGATGCTGAAAATCGAATACTATAATGACCCGATTCTCATTAAATCCCATAAGATCCATACCAAAACAGGGAAGATTACTACCCCAATCACATTGGACGCATAAATCTCCACCTGTCTTAGGATAGAGGATGTTGTTGTATATGCAAGAGTTTTCATTCCAGATCTCTACCTCCCTCGCCTTTATTAAATATTTATTTGTGTATGTCTTTGCAGTGAGCATGGTATCTTTTCTACCTTCCCATTCTGCCCATACACTATCTACACCATTATGTAAAGATATTGTTTCGTGCAATATCTTCTTATAATTTTTCCACAGATTCATTACCAAGTTTTAGCGTGTGTGTTTATATCACCACTATCTATATGTGCATGGTCAACCTGTATGTGAACGTTTGACTCTAGGATAGTAGCGATACGCTCTAGTGAATCCGCAATTCTACTAACATCAGTTGTTAGTTTTTGATAATTTTCAGTTAGTACAGTCATAATGTTGATGCGTTTATATTCATAGTATAGCAAAAAATAGCTAAGACTGCAAAGTCTTAACTATTTCTTAAACACTCCTATTTTGGTCAGC